GCTGTTGAGGTTCCCCTGGCAGCACGCTCCCTGCGTACTCCTGGCCTTCCTGGCGCGCTTAAACAGCCTGCACCTACCGTTGCCCCTCCTGAGGCTGCTGCGCCTCCCACAGAGCCTCCTGCGGCCCCGCCTGCTGCGCCTGCCGAACCCATGGCACAAGCAGCCCCGTCAGAGGCCCAAGATACTTCCGAAATGCTGCGGGAGATCCTGGCTCAAACAGAGGAAAGACCTGCTGCACAACCGCCTGTTTTTACTGGTAAACCCGTAGAACCAAAGGTAACACCAGAGCCTGTTACACCCCCAGAAGTGAGTACTTTTGGGACAGAAGTGAAACAAGTTACACGCACTGAAGAACCGCCTCCATCTGCGGAAATTAAACCCGTTGCGCCAAAAGTCTTTCGAGGCCAGCCTGCGGGAGCAGAGTTTAAGGGTGCATCTGATGGAAATTTAGGAGCCGGTTTTTATACAACTGAATCAGAGCAGGCTGCTAAAGAGTTTGCATCTAGACACAAAGACGGCACAGTTCTTCAAGGCGAACTGTTGGCTAATCGTGTGTTGGATATTGATGCGTTGGACAAACAGTCAATTGGCAAGCTGAAATCAACCATTCCAACAAGCGCCGATGGTTTGTTGAAATATGGCTGGCCGCGTGATTTGTACGAAGACAAAATTACCAGAGAGAACACCACAAAAGATCTGCAAAAGATTCATGATGATTTAGACAATGGTCGGTTTAATCCTCGATCGCTTTCTTATGCTGTAGGCGATACAAACATTGATGTTCTTGGATCAATTTATAACGCTGCTGGATATGATGCGGTATCTCGCACTGGGGGCGCTCTAAAGAGCGGAACTCAGTACAAAGAGTATGCGACTTTTTCGCCTGAAGCTCAAAAACTGGTATCTCCCGCCGCAGAGGTTACGCTTGCACCGGCTCCAGAACCAGCGCCTACTCCTGCGCCAGCTCCTACCCCGCCTGCAGCAGTAACCCCGACACCAATCCAGGTCTACATGGGTCTGGAAGATGCTTCAACCGAGTCTTTGAAAGATGGCCCTGTCAAGGATGTGTTGTTAGCAAGTGGCATGATTAACGGCAGAGGAATCTTGACGCCATCTGGCCGTGATTTGCTTACCAAAATCAAGCCACCCGGGCTCAGTGCAAGACAGCCGACCGGCGAAGAAGCCGAGGCGATGATTCGTGAAAACGTGTTGCAGCCTGCCGCAAAGGCACCTGCCGTCGCTCCTGCCGCCCCTGTAACGCCTGCCAAACCGGCCGCTGTTGAGATCGTCGAGCGTTTCCCCATGGGCGAGAACACCGAGTACCGGGTGGTCAAGACGCCTACTGGATACGCTGCCAACCTATATGACGCAGATGCCGGCAAGTATGTGCCTGGATCTGCACGCATATTCAAGACCGAAACCTTTGGCGATCAAGCCCAGGCCAAGGCTACTGAGTTTGCCCGTGGTGAGTTTGAGAAGGCACAACCCAAGGAAGCTCCCAAAGCAGTAGAACCTGCAGCTCCTGAGGCCAAGCCTACCGAAGCCGACGAGAAGGCTAAAGCCAAGCAAGACCTGGAAGACGCCCTGGGCGATCTGTCCATGCTTTTGACCAAAACTGGTCGCATGAACATCATCCCCGAGGACGAGCAAAAACTCATGCCGATCCTGACCCGGATCATGGATGCAGCCTTCCGCCTTGGAAAGATCAAGTTCAAGGAAGCTGCCAGGTTTGTAATGGACACGATCCGTTCCAAGCTGGGTGACGAGGTTGCAGACCAGATCACTCTAGATCACTTGCAGGGTGCCTACATTGGCATGGCCGGCAAGTACCAGGATCAGGGCGCTAGCTCCAAGAAAGAAGTTATCGCTGTTGAGTCGATGGAAGGTCTGGCAGAAGCTCCTACCGTGGATCCTCAGGCGATTGCTGACCACTTCCTGGAAGGCAATGAGTTTGGCAACATCAATGCTGCGCGCATGTTCTTGACCAACAAATTTAATGTTGATGCACGTCCGGGCACAGAGGGTGCCAAGAAAGCCGATGAAGCCATTGAGGCAGGGATAGTTATTGCCGCTCGTCAGATCGTCAAAGACGGCAAGAATCCTCAAGACATTTTTGATAAGTTGGTGGACCTTTATGATCGCCAGCCAAACCTGTCTGTTCGCAGCTCAACCAGCGTAGCCAATCAGGCTTACTCCACGCCCGCCCCCCTGGCCTATGTGGCGTCTGAGCTGGCTGGCATCACCAACAAAACCAGCGTGCTTGAGCCCACTGCAGGCAACGGCATGCTGTTGATCGCGGCTAACCCGGACAAAGTTACAGCCAACGAGCTGGACAATGGTCGCTTTGAGGCTTTGAAATCCATCATGCCTGGCGCAGACATTACCCAGGGTAATGCTCTGGAGATGGACATTGAGAACAACGCATTTGATGTTGTGATTGCCAACCCACCGTTTGGCAAGGCTGGTGAGATCAGCAACATCGACCACGACATTGTCCTGAAGTCCCTGGTTGGGATGAAGGAAGACGGCCGTGCTGTCCTGATTGTGGGCGGTGTCCAGGCCACGACCGAAGAGGGACGCCGCGAGGGTTACAGAGGCCGTGCCAAGCGTGACTTCTATTACGAGCTGTACAACCTGTACAACGTCGTGGATCACTTCACTGCCGGCGGCAACATGTACGCCAAGCAGGGCACCACCTATCCCGTTGATGTGATCGTGATTGATGGGGTTGGCAAGTCATCCCGCGATCTGCCTGCAGCTGACCTGCCAGAGCTCATCACCACATACGAACAACTGAAGGAGAAGCTAAATGAACCCATGGTATCCCGAGAAGATCGTGGCCCCGCCGGAGCTGACGTCGGTGTTAGTGCCGAGCGGGAAGCTGAGCGAGAAGCAGTGGGTCGAGGCGCTGAGCGACCGAGTGGCGGACCTAGCGCTGAAGGAAGAGAACCCGCTGGAGGCGGCGAACGAGGCGTGTCGGAGGCTAGACCTACCGAGCGTGGACAACGCGAACCAAGTGGGCGAGGCGCTGGTGAAGTACAACCTAAACCTGCTGACGTATCTGAGCGTGGAGCAAAGGGAGAACCAGTGGCCGGCGCAGGTGAGCGGGCCAAGCGAGCCGGCGAAGCAGGCGCTGAAGGACGTGGACTTCCCAAGCTGGGTGGAATTAGCGTTGTCTCAGGTGAACGTGTCGGATCTGGCCTAGCAGAACGACGTGGCCTGGAGACCGAGACAGAAAACCAGGTTGCTTACTATCCCCACTCTAAAGCCAGCTCTGTTGGAACCCTGGTTCCTAAGGCTATGGCTGAATCGATTGAGAACTCTCTAGCCAAGATTGAGAGCTCGGTCGGAGACCTGGATAACTACGTTGCTGAGTCTCTGGAAATGGATCCTGAGACTGTTCGGGTGTTGTTCTCTGCTGAGCAGGTTGATGCTCTAGCCCTGGCTATTAGCAATGCAGAGGCCGGCAAAGGCTTCATCATTGGCGACCAAACGGGCGTGGGTAAGGGCCGTGTTGTTGCGGCCATGATCCGTTATGCCTTGGTCAACGATAAGACTCCGATCTTTGTGACCGAGAAGCCCAACCTGTACTCGGACATGATCCGGGACTTGGACGATATCGGGATGACCAAAGAGCTGGGCCTGGATACGGCCAAGCCAAAGATCTTCATCACCAACGGTAGCGAAGCCATCCCTTACACGCTCTTGCGTAAGAAAGGTGAGGAGATCACGGAGAACAACCTGATCCTCAAAGCGCCCAAGTCTGGGCCTGCTTTAGACGGGATGATGAAGTCCATGATGGAGAAGGACAGCCTTGGTGATTACAAGGTGATCTTCACTACGTACAGCCAGCTCCAGACCGTCAAGGGTAAAGAGACCGATCGTCAGCGATTTATTGATCGTTTTGCCGCTGGCAATTACATGATTTTTGACGAGAGCCACAACGCCGGCGGTGCTGGTGAGACCCAGGCTCGTACCAAAGAACAAAGAGAGAAGGCTAAAGCAGGTGAAAGCCTGGTGACCGGGCGTGCATCATTTGTACGTAATCTGGTTAACAAAGCCTACGGCACGTTCTTCTCCTCAGCCACGTATGCCAAACGCCCTGACGTGATGGACCTGTACTCCAGCACGGACATGAGTCTGGCTGTGGATAAGATTTCCGATCTGGCAGAAGCCATCAAGTCTGGCGGCATTCCAATGCAACAGACTGTGGCCCAGATGCTGACCAAGGTTGGCCAGTACATCCGCCGCGAGCGCACGTTTGCAGGTGTCTCGTACAACACGCAGGAAACCAGCGTAGACAAGCAAACGGCCGAGAACATGGCCACGTCTATGCGGGACATCCTGGCCTTCTCTCGTGCCAAGGAAGTGGTTGTAAAAGGTCTGCAAAAAGAGCTGGACAAACAAGGTGCCAAGGCAGGCATGGAAGGCGAGAAGACCAAGGTCCAGAGCGCCAACTTTGGCTCGATCATGCACAACCTGATCGACCAGATGCTGTTGTCTCTGAAGGCCCAGGACTCTGTACGTCACGCCATCGAGCGTTTGAATGCAGGCGAGAAGGTGGTTATGACCGTGTCTAACACCATGGGATCTTTCTTAAAGACCTATGCTGATGACATGAACCTGAGCGTTGGCGATGCTGTCAATCTGACGTTCAAGGATCTGTACAACCGTTACCTTGAGAAGCAACGGATCATTACTATCAAGAAGCCTGGTGGTAAGGTTGAAGAGTACCGCCTGACGGATAACGATCTGGGGCCTGCCCTGGTTCAGCAGTACAAAGATATTCAGAGGTTCATCGAGAACGCTGGCTTTGGCTCTGCTCCGATCTCTCCGATCGACTACATGCACTCTGAGTTGCGTAAGGCGGGCTACAAGACTGAAGAGATCACGGGTCGTACCATGACCCTGAACTACGAGAGTGGCCGTCCCATCCTGACTAGCCGCTCAGCCAACATCAAGCAACGTGTGAATGCCGTCAAGGCTTTTAACAGCGGTGCAGCTGATGTCATTATCCTGAACCAAGCTGGATCTACCGGCCTGTCTTTGCACGCATCCAGCAAAAATCCGCCGGCCGGACAACTTAAACGTCACATGATCATTGTCCAGGCTGAGAGGAACATTGACACCCACATGCAGATGCTGGGCCGTGTTCACCGTACTGGCCAGGTGATCCCGCCTGCTTATTCTCAGATGATGGCTGACATCCCTGCTGAGATGCGCCCTGCCGCCATCCTGCTCAAGAAGATGGCCAGCCTGAACGCCAACACCACGGCTTCACGCAAGTCCGCTGTGACGGCTGAAGGCGCTGTTGACTTCATGAACGAGTACGGTGGTCAGGTTGCCCAGGAATACCTGCGTGACAACCCCGAGGTTTACGAGGCTTTGGGTGGCAAGAAGATCCTGGAGATTGCAGACGATCCGTCCGAAGCTACTGAAGACGATATCCGCCGTCTGACCGGGTACATCCCTGTCCTGCCGATCAAACAGCAGGAAGAGGTCTACAAGGATCTGGTTGAGCGCTACAACGATTTGATTGAGCGTGAAGATAGCATGGGCAGCAACAAGCTGGAATCCAAGGCTGCTGACCTGGACGCCAAGACCCTTGCTTCTGTGCCCATCACCGAGGACAAGGGTGATCCGTCTATCTTTGCCAAGCCTGCCATCATGGAGAAGGTGGACGTCAAGCGCACGGTCAAGCCTTACTCCAAGGAAGAGGTTCAGCGCCAGGTTCAAAACAGCCTGAACGGGGAGAAACCCAGCGAGAAGTCTTCTCGTATGTGGCACGACCTGAGCGACCGCACCAAAGCATATGGCAAGTCTATTATCGAGAAGATGGAAGCCGAGGCTGAGCCAGACCGGGTCAAGATCGAATCTATAAAGGGCCAGATCAACGCCCAGTACACCCACATCAAGACGGTCCTGACTGAGTTTCCGATCGGTACTCCAGTGGTGGCCAAGAACTCCAAGGGCATGCTGGTCAAGGGCGTTGTGACCGACATCCAGAACAAGCAGAAGACCAAGAACCCTGCGGCCGGCTCTGATTGGCAGATGACGATTGCCCTGGCTGACGGGGAATCCAAGTCCACCTCGATGCCGTTCTCTCAGATTGGTAGCGTGTACCAGCTGAAGCGAGAGCTCGAGACGCCTTGGTTCAACCAAGAGACCGACAAGTTCGAATACATCCCCATGCTGGATCTGTTCGACAAGGGTGCAACTGTGCGCCGCGAAAATCGTTGGATGGTGACCGGCAACATCTTGGCTGGGTTTGCTGCTGTCAACAACATGGGCCATATCAAAACCTATACCAAGGATGATGGCACCACGGCTCAGGGTATCTTGATGCCCCGCACGTTTGACTTTGAGAAAGCTCAGAAGAACGCAGATGTGCGCCTGAAGAACCTTGCCGCGGTAATGGACTTCTTCAACACATTTGGCCGTAATGCTGAGGTCAGCACGCCGGATGGGAATCTGAGAATTGCCTACATGGGCGGGACTGAGTACCGCTTTGTTACACCCAGCTCCAAGCGTGAGGGCGGTTCTTTCTATCTGGACAAGGGCCTGACCGACATTACTGGTGACTTGTACAAGTCTGGCCAGATCATGCGTACGACGGTCTATGACCAGGATAAAGCCAACGAAGCTATCCAGTACCTTTTGGCTGACCGGGGCGAGACTCTGATCGCTTACAACCACAAGGACGAAGCTCGGGAGATGTTTGCTCCCAAGATGCCTCTGGCTAACGTCCAGCCTGATGTTGAGCGTGAGAGTCTCAACACAACGGCCAACTTTGTTGCTGACCGTGAGACGTTGATCCGCAAGTACCAGAGTATGCGTCAGAAGCGCGGCATGATTCTGCGTAAGTTTAAGAAAGGCCAAGCCGGCCTGGATGAACAAGAGGCAATCAATACGCTTGACGATGTTGCTAGCCAGCTCAAGGACGAGATCGCTGCAAGCAAGGTCAAGCGCACGGACGCCAAGAACTTCTTTGCCCAGGCCACCAAGCAGTGGAACGAAGGCAACATCAGCGATGACGTGTACGCCGCCATCAAGACGATGTACGAGAAGTTCCCCTTTGTTCTGGAAGGGCTGAACCTGTCTGTCAAACAGGGCGCTGAATTCAGTGATGCGGCTGGACAGTTCTTTGCCATGGCTCGTTTGGTTCGCCTGTATAAAGGAACCACCGGGGTCCAAGATCCTGTGACCATCCGCCACGAGATTACCCACGGCCTCGAGCAGATGATGACTGCTGATGCTGTGGCAGACCTGATCATGGACTGGTCTGAGAAGCTAGGCAAAGCCATTAAGAAAGAGAAGTCTCCCAAGGCTCAACTTTATTTTGCGGCCATCCTGGAGTTCTATAACAAACCATCGATTGAGCTATACAACTTCGCCATGAGCGTGATGCCTAGCTACGACTATTACCAGTACATCAACCCGTCTGAGTACTGGGCTGTCAATGCTGAGAAGCTGATGGCACGCAAACTGGGTACTGGCTGGGACAAATTCGTCCTGGCCGCTAAGCGCCTGTTTGAAGGTCTGAAGTACATGTTCGGGTTCGACAACCAGTACGTTGTGCATCGGATCTTCAACGACATCATGACGTCTAAGGGTGAACGTTTTACCAAAGCGGCCCTGAATGACTACGTTGAAGCCAGCGTGATGGGCATGCTCAACCTGGATGAGAACACGCGCCGCAACTACAAGGGCAAGCCTGCTCCTCTGTCTGTGTGGGATTCTCCTGAGAAGTCCAAGATGGACGACTGGGCATACCGTTGGCAGGACAAGCACGTTGATACCAAGCGTGTTGTGCAGGCTGTGGTCAAAGGCATTGGCGAGATTGCTGACCGCTTTGATGCTTACCTGAAAGAGACGCTGTACCACGGTCGTGTTTCAAAGCAGACCATGGATTTCCTCAAGCGTGACTTCCGTCCGTTCATCGAGAAGATGGACAAGATGGGCGTCAAGGTTGACGAGTTTGAGTTCTACCTGCAGAACCGCCACGCCCAGGAATACAACGACCTGATCGCGGCCCGTAACCCTGGCATGCCTGACGCTGGTTCTGGCATCCCCACGGATGATGCAATTGCTTATCTCAACGGCCTGAGCAAGGAAGAGAAAGCCAAGTACGAAGAGCTGGCCAAGGACATCGACAAGTTTGTCGAGGGCACCCAGGACATGCTGGTGGCCAACGGGCTTGAAACCCAGGAGCGTATCGATTCTTGGCGTGACATGTTCAAGCACTACGTCCCGCTCAAGCGCGATCCCAACGAGCTGGACTTTGTGAACCCGAGCTTTGGCATGGGTAAGGGCTTTGCCATCAAGGGTGACTTCTCCCGTACGGCTACCGGCTCGCTGAAGACGGTTGTGGATATCCTAAACAACATTGCCCTCCAGCGTGAGATGGCGATCGTCAGGTCTGAGAAAGCCCGCGTGGGTCGTGCTCTGTACGGCATGGCTCTGCAGGCTCCCAACCCTGAGTTCTGGATGCCCATCAATCCTGATGCGGTCAAGAACAAGAAGAAGCTGATCGCCGAGCTCCAGGCTATGGGCTTGGATCCTGACACGGCAGAGAACATCTTCCAGCAACCACGCAGTCCTAGCATCGATAAGAAAACAGGACTGGTTCAATACCGAATCAATCCCAACGTTCTTAATGCAGAGAACGTGTTCCCGGTTCGTATCAATGGCAAAGACCGGTTCATCATCTTTAACCCGGCTGATGAGCGTGCCAAACGTATGGTCAAGGCTCTGAAGAACCTGGACGCCAACCAGCTTGAGAACGGGCTGGACACGGTTGCTGAGCTGACCCGCCTGATCGCAGCGATGAACACCCAGTTCAACCCTGTGTTCGGTGCCTGGAACTTTGTGCGTGACGTGGAGTCTGCAGCCGTTAACCTGACTGGCACTCCGATCGCAGACAAGCGCATGGAAGTTGTGGCCGGGGCTATCCCTGCGCTCAAAGCTATCTACCGTGACCTGCGCGGCAAGACCCCGAAGGATGCCGAGGCTAAGGAGTGGATCGACCTGTACGAGCGCTTCGCTAACGCTGGTGGCCAGACTGGTTACCGCGAGCAGTTCACGCGCGCCAAGGACAAGGCAACCCTGGTCCAACGTGAGATGGCCCGTCTGGACCGCTCTAATGTGCGCCGGGTTGCCCAGTCTGTGGCTGACTGGTTGTCTGACTACAACGACGCCATGGAAAACGCCGTGCGTCTGTCAGCATTCAAGGCTGGCCTGGAGTCTGGCCTGTCCGAGGATCGGGCTGCTGAGTTGGCCAAGAACCTTACGGTTAACTTCAACCGTAAAGGATCCTGGACTACCAATGCTAATGCCTTCTATGCCTTCCTGAACGCCTCTGTGCAGGGCTCTGCCCGTATGGCTCAGTTGCTCTTCAAGCGTGATGACAATGGCAAGATCAGCCTGACAAAGGGTGGTAAGGCTGTTATCGCTGGCGGCATGATGATTGGGGCAATGCAAGCTGCGCTCCTGGCCTTCGCAGGCTTTGACGCAGACGAGCCCCCTGAGTTCCTGAAGAACAAGAACCTGATCATCCCCAACCCGTTTGGCCAAGGCTACGCAATCATCCCGATGCCACTGGGTTTGAACGTGTTCCCCAACGTGGCACGCCTGGTGACCGAGTATGCACTGACCCAGGCCGGGGCTATGACGGGCAAGCGTGATCTGCCCAAGACCATACTGAGCATTGCCTCTGCTGTGCTGGATGCCTTCAACCCGCTGGGTTCTAGCGGCCTGATCCAGACCCTGTCGCCCACGTTGTCAGATCCATTTTTTGCTATCGCTGAGAACAAGGATGCCTTTGGCCGGCCGATCTCCAAGGAGAACCGTGCTACCAATCCGTCGCCTGGATGGGAGCGCAGCCGAGACAATGCATCTGCTATCAGCCAGGGTCTGGCCTACGGTATCAACTACCTGACGGGTGGTGGTAAGTACGGCATCGGGGCATTCAGCCCGACCGCTGACGACATTGACTATGCTTTCTCCCAGTACGTGGGTGGCCTGGGTCGTGAGGTTGCCAAAGCTGCCGGCTTCGTCAAGGCCAAGGTCGAGGGTGAAGAAACCCCGCCGTACAAGGTGCCGATCCTGGGCAAGGCTTATGGTGAGACAGAGACCCCGTCAGCTGTGTCGGACAAGTTCTACAAGAACGTCACGATGTTGGCTGAGCTCGAGGGTGAGATGAAGCGCATGCGGGAGAAGCGTGAGAATCTCTCGGAGTTCATGAAGGATAATCCCGAGTACCGATTCATCCAGAACGCCAACAACCTGGAGAATCAGATTTCCAAGATCAACAAGACGATCAAGGAAATACAAAAGCGCCCGGAGACTGAGCAGACCAAGGCCCAGATCGAGCGCTACAAAGAACAAAAGCAACGGATGATGAATAACTTCAATGAACGTATCAAGGCTTTACAACGTCAATAAGACCGCGAGAGAAGAGCTCACCTATAGTCCCCCGGTGAGCCTCTTCCCATACTTCCTTACGCTCTTCCTTGCTCATCTTGCTGCCCTGATCCAGGTCTGCATGGCACCGATAGCATAGAGCCGCGATCCTGAAGTCGTGGGCCTTGATGCCTTTGCCCTTGCCGTCCCTCAGCTGATTAGAGTGCGCGGCTACTACTGTCCCATCCTGGATGCCGCACTGCTGGCAGGGTAGCTGGCGCACGGCCTCGGTGAGCTTGGAGTTGCGGTAGTTCAAGACGCCTTCTTTCTCTTCTTGATGGCCACAATGCCAACCTCCTCCACGGGCTTCCTGGCGTCCATCATCATGTCTGCCTGCTCGTAGGCATCCTTGGCGGCTGTGTCATAGAAACCGTTCTTGTTAAGCAAACCACACAAGGCAAACATGGCGGCTAGGTCTCGTAGGTTTTCTTCATGTTCAGTCATTAGTGCCTCGTCGTGTCCATGTTCTGAGCCTCAAAGTAATCGATAGCACGCTCCATATGCGCCCGGATCATGTTGTCTGACATGCCAAGCTCTAGCGATGTCCCAACTACTGCCAGGTACATCCCGGCCAGCAGTGGGATCATCTCCTGCTCATCATGTTCATTGATAAGCTGGACAAACTTATAGGCGTACTTCTCTTTGTTCACGGCTCTAGTTGTTCCAACTGGTCAACCAAGACCTCGCTCAAGTACTTGCCCTTGATAGCGATGTGCTCGATTTCCTTGCAGGCGTCAATGACCTTGATGCAGTCTTTCACGGCCTTGCGGTAGCCGGCGTCGTAGCTGCCGTCACCATCCAGGATCATCTGGATAGCATCACGTACAGTGCTCGATGCCTTGCGCTCCTTGGCCAGCTCTTTGATCTGGTCGTGGTACTCGGGCGGCAAGTACACGCTGTAGGGGATGAGTTTCTTCATGAACGCCTCCATGCGTCAAAACTGTTCTTTAGTTTTACAAATAGCTCGCGTGCTTCCTGATCTGTCTTAAGCTCCTTCCTAGATTCAATGCCCAGGTAAGAGATCAGCCATTCAGTGCAAGCCTTTTCGTTCTTCTCAAATAACCATTCTTTGGCGTGGAGCCATTCCCAGAAGTCTGGGTCACGGCACAGGATACCAGCCATCTTGACAGCATGGTCTCCCGGGAACTCGTTATTGCGGTTCATGGGTTGCTCATTCTCGTCGAGCCGGACCATCACAACAACATACCTGGATCCCACGAAGTCACGAACCAGATCATCAGGGATTTCATCTGGGTGAACAGCCAAGGTCAGGATATACCCATCCTTGGACTGTTTCAACCCAGCCTTGACGCCTTCAAATTGAATCGTTGGCTCGGTCAAGTTTTTCCTCCAGTAATTCAACCACCGCGGTCAGACCGACGACCTGCTTCTCCAGCTCGTGCGCCATCTTGATGATGCGTGCCTTTGCCTTGGTCAGATCGTTGTTCTCCTTGACGCTGGACTCCAGGGCCTCCTGCAGTTGCTTGGACAGCTTCTCCCAGTCAGTCGGCGGACGGCCAACACGAGCCTTACGAGGACGGCCGCGCTTGGCGGGCTTGGTAGATACAGTAATGGTATTAGTCATCCCAGGGATCCTTTCCAGGTGCAGATGCTGCGGGTTTCTTGTAGGTGTTGACCTTCAGGCCAACCTTGCGATTGCCATCCTTGTCCTTGCTGACCCAGCCGTCGAGCTTGATCACGACATGGTCTGACTCGGCCTCTTTGATGAGCTCACGTATCAGGTCGATCTCGATCTTGATGTCCCCCTTCATGTCAGGCTGGGTGTCTGTCTTCTTGTACTGGTTAGACCAGAGTGTTCCGCGATTGGGATAGTCCATGTTTACTCCTTAAATGAACCTTTGGTTTTCTTGAGCAGCTCGAGTGCGTCTGCGTAGATGGTGGGTGTCTCCTCCTTCAGGCGGTCGAAGTGAACCTTGTTAACCCGGAAGATGTTGTTAACGTCTTCTGCGCTCTTGGCCAGCTCCAGGGCAACCTCAACAGCATCCATGATGGCCTGTGCCCAGTCACCGCCATCTTTCTCCTTGAGCACAATGTTCCACTCACCACCATTGCCTGACGTCTTCTTCTCAGGGGAGGGCTTAGGCTCAGGCTTAGGTGTGGGCTTGACCTCTTCTACCTTAGCCTCAGGCTTCTTACGCTCGTTGTAGGAAGCCGTAGCCTTGTTAGCGTCGTCGTCTTCTGGTGCGATACCACAGGCGGCTTGCAGGCTGTACCGGCGTGCATAGGTAAGCGCGCCACCGAAACCCTGGGGGTCGTGCTTGGCTGCGGGGATGTGCAGTTTACCGGCGCTGAACTGCTGGCCAGACTCGTGCAAGAACGTGGTCTCAACAATCACCCCGTCATCACACAGGTGGGTCTGCTGCATGAGCATGATGCCGTTGTTGTTCAAGGCGTCAATCACTGCCTCGATACATGCATCCAGGGCCGCGTAACGAGTCTTAAAGTGTGGGTTGCTGCTCGTCTTGAGAGCAGGCCCGAACTCCTTCTGGGCCTTGGCCAGTGCTGCGAAGATCTCTTTCATTTTGTTCCTTCTCGGTTCTTGGCGAACTCATAGTCATTGCGATACTCAGTGGGTGGGGTCCACCCGTGCTTGCGCCACAGGAGCTGGACGTCTGATCCCTTCTTGTAAACAAAGAACGGATTCATCAGGCCGGCGGGCTTGGTGTGGTGGACCATAGGTTCTTGTTTCATTTAGGCCCCCTTGCTCATGCTGCCAAAGCGAGACCGCGGCCAGAGCAACAACGTAGAAGGAGTGGCCCCTGCATCGATGAGCTCTTTCTCTGCGTACACATCACGGTGGAACTTGCCAAACCCAGGCCGCACAAATGCCGTGGCATCCTGATAGTGCGGGACGTAAATGATCTGGCCCAGCTTGTAGACCTTGGTCACAAACTTGTCTGCTATGTCTTTCATTCGACTTCTCCTTGCGCCAGGTAGGATTGATATTGATCACAGAACCTGCTGACCTGGCAAAAGGTTTTGCAGCGGGTTCTTTCTCCGGGGCGGACCTCAACTTCATAGTCCTTCCCATACTCGGCCAATTTGCTATTGGCTTCTTCTAAGGTAGAGCAGACGTTGCGTGCCTTGACTCCACCCTTCTTCTTGACGGCGTATGTGGTTGGCTTCTCCCACATCTCGTCGGCATTGCACTGGGTCAGGTCGTCCCCAGTGTCAAACTGAAACTCTGCTTCTGAATGCTTGATTAAGCGCTCGCGGATGAACGACTCTCTCATCTCGTACGGCCACAACTGGATCGGGATTGTCTTGATGGGGGCGTCAGGATACGACTCTTTGAGAGCTGCGTCACGCCGGCTCCAATCCCTGATGATGGCCACGATCTCCAGATTCTTGACCGGGACTTGCTTCACCGTCTCGACTAGCCATGCGTAGATGTTGAGCTGGTACTCCCAGTCGATCTTCTCGTTCATCACTGACCATGCGCCCGTGGTCTTGTAGTCGTTGATGGTGATGCTACCGTCCTCGTTCACAATCTGCAGATCAATAGCACCAGAGATATTCCAGCCATCGAGCTGTGCGTGCAGACGCTCTTCGACTAAGTGGTTGTCATCCTTGCCATGTTCTAGAACGCCGTGGATAGCGGTGCCGAAGATAGACCAGACCATGTCGGCCACGTCTGTCTCGAGCTCTTGCTCATGGGCCTTACGCAGCTGGACGATACGGGGCGAGTTGATGAGCTCGGTCACAGACAGGTGAGCCTTACCCTTGGAGTAGGTCGGGCGCTTCGTGATGTTGACGAAGGTCTGAGGTAGGTTGTATTTGTTAGTGATGATCATTTGATTGCCCTCAGTACAAACATAAATGTCTCCGGGCCTTCATCAACGAAGGACGGCTCGAAGTTAGCCTTGTAGATATTGCGGAAGTCAGACATGGAAGTCTTGCCCACCTGATCTGCATAGGCTTGCTGGCTCAAGAACACCAGGTTCTCTTTCACCAAGATGCGTGTGTGGCTCGGGTCACCCAGGGCCCAGATCGAGTTCTTGCTCGGGCATGTGGCCAGCAGGTGTCCGTTAGGCTTGAGCACGCGCCAGAAGTCAGAGAACTGACGGAAGAAAAACTTGTAGTCGCCCTGGCTACCCGTATGCTCGAGCACCTCGTATGCATGGATCTCATCGAAGCTGTTGTCTTCGAAGGGCAGAGAGTCTTGCATCAGATCCCACACAACGTCAGGCTTGTGATCTGGGTTGTAGTCCAGCGTGGTCAGGTTAGACCATTCCTTAGACCCATCGCAGGTCAGGCGCTTAGTCCTCTCAGACCCGCAGCCGATCAGTAATTCACGCTTCATGCTTGCCCCTTGCTCGAATGGCTTCGGCGGTCATACTGCGGCTCCTCTTTTGATCAGCTTAGTCCATAAAAAACCACCCATGACTTTGGCAACAAATTGCATAGCAACAATTTCAGGCATCAGGCCACCAAACGCAATCGTGGGGAAGGCCACAGAATCCACAGCAGCACCTGCCACATTTGATCCAGTTGTCCGAGTCTCCCAAGGCTTATTGGCAAGTTTCTGGTAAACAAAAGAGTCCACAGCCATAGACAAGCAAAACGCAACCACGCTGGCAATTGCAATCTGACCAGATGCCGGGTTGAGCAAATAACTGATCACACCTGCAATCACGATCAAAGAACCTATCTTGCGCGGATCACCATCCCATTTGTCATGTAACTTGTCTCTTAGCGTCAAATCCAATCCGATTAGGAAAAACGAATTAACAACGCTAAACCAAGGCCCAATAAATGAAACCAAAAGATTAGCGGCAACCAAAGCGCCAATGTAAAGATAAATCACAGCAATGTCTCCTGTTCAACCATGTGGAATCCCCAAACTGCTGGGGCGTTATGAGCCTCGATCCTTGAGCGCATGACTTGAGCACGCATTTCTTTGGTCGGAGGCAGATAGTTCCCAACCCTCCAATGTGCGTCAATACCGATATTTCTACCGATATTTGTGCTGTCGGCTGACGCAAATGGGAACTTTGAGAACACCGTAGGATCTAACATCCTAAGTCCATGTAGCTTGCAGACTGGACGACCCATGTCGTCACAAATTACCCTCATAGCCTGACCCATCCTAGACCACCAATTTGCTGTGCCGACCTGTGAATAGTCGCCAGAACTGCCTATGCAAACCCGAACGTAGGTGTTCGCCAATTGTTCCAGTCTTTCTATGCTTTCATGCAAATGCCAAACCGGAGCGCCAAACCATGTCGGAAATGGACAGTCTTTTAGCAAGGCATCATTGTCAGCCTCTGTGCCATCAATAACGTCTGGAATCACAGCAAAATCACAGGACGGAATTTTTTTAATGTTTAGCGCCCAATCGTAAAACTCTGTCCAATCTTCAACTGGCTTGCCACTTTTCCAGGCTGAGAATGCTCCATTATCCAAAGCAAAGGATTGGCAAACCTCAATGGCAATCATCAGTTGATCAGAATGTGCAAATGAAACAAATGCGTGACCAGCATCAATTGCTTTGTGCGCCGAGGTTGCCGGGGTTATTGGGAGTCCGTGATAGTGAATCATTCATGGCTCCTTATTTGCAGTCTTTCACTTGCTTGGCGTAGGGAGTTCATAAGAGTTGTTACGTCATCACCTCCGTAGGTGTTTTGTTCAACAAAGGCCAGCGCCTGTTTCATTGCTTCTATGCTCATGCTTGTCCCCTTGCTCGGATTGCTATTGCACAGCTTGCACCATTTGAGTCATACCCCCACGCAGTCGCATCTTTTTCACACACCTTTGCACACGCCTCACGCTCTGCTGCGGCGACAAGGTTGGCGAACTGGATTAGGCAAGTAAGATCGCCGTCAAGCCCCTCATCTGTTGATGAAAATCTTTTGCCGCCAATGTATTCGAGTCTTTCCCACGGCGTAATACCAGCCTCATCTGCCATGCGGATGATTTCATCTCGATTCATTCTTTTCCCTTTCAGCCTTCATGCCGGCAAGGTAAGCTGCCACCCAGATCTCTTTGGCCACGTCAATATCAACAAGGCCCAGGAGATCGTTCTCATCAGATTCCCACCACTCGTCAAAGTGAGGAACCCTTCTTTGTTCATACTGCGTGCTTGACATTTTTTCTCCGTCTACTAGAATCTGTGACACATTGTACCCACAACAATTCATGTGTTGCAAGAACTTTATGAAATATTTTTTAGGTGTTGACCCGGGAGCTCTTGGCGCGCTGGCTGTCATCAATGAAGACGGGGTACTTGTCGCTGTACACGACATGCCGTTTGACCTGGTGAAGATCGGCAAGACAAACAAGAAGCGGATCAACGCTGAAAAGATTCAGAAGATCCTGTCAGAAATGCAGAGTAATCTGTTCGGGGACCAATGTTGTGCTTGGGTCGAAAAGGTTGGTGCCAGGCCCGGCCAGGGAGTTAGCTCGTGCTTTGCCTTTGGCGAGGCGTACGGGCTCGTTAGAGGCGTTATGGCGGGGCTTTGCATCCCTACCCATACCGTGGCACCAGCCGTGTGGAAAAAAGCGCTTAGGCTCGGTTCTAGCAAGGAATCCAGCCGTCTTATGGCCATGGAGATATGGCCTGAGGATGCTCGTGTGTTCAAGCGCGTGAAAGATGACGGCCGTGCAGAGGCTGCGCTGTTAGCCCTGTATGGAAAAACTAATACTTAAGTTACGTTTTGTAACTTGTTACACCCTGGAGGAGATATGACCTGGCCTTTCCCACCCTTTCCGTTACCCCCTTACAAAGAACCTAAGGGGCCCATTTATCCTTCCGATGCAGAAGATGCTCCGGTATAGTAAAGGCGCAGTTGCTTTACCCCGGTCTGGTGCCGGGGTCTTTTTTATGATTGATTACGCATACCCAACCATGATGGCCGAGCGGGCTCTTGGCGAGCTACACCGCGCCATGCTCAGACGTGACTACGACACGGCCCTGGAACAGGCTCTCGAGGCGGCGACCCAGTGTCGCATCATCTCGGTGTCTATCAGGGATATGGCTGAGAAAGAACTGGAGAGAGTCAATGCTCACAGGAATACTGTTTAGCAAGTACCCATTCTTGCAAATCAATTGGACCCAGGACGTCGAGCCATGGCCGGCGGATATCGGGACGGCCAAGGTGACGAGCTGCCTGAATCGCTTCGAGATGTTGCTCGAGGGGGATATTCCCTCTGATGCCGTAAGGACTTGGGCGCACGAGCAGTTGGATGCCTGGCTGGACGAGCGATAGAATTTTTAGATCCAGGCGGTCCAACGGGTTAGCGCCGTTGCTCTGAATTCAAACAGTCACACTGCTTCATGTGAGCCGCTTGGATATCTTTTTTGCCTGGGCTGAACCGGGTTAGCGCCGGGGAATACTTTTCAAAAGTGTTGTTCAAACCGCCACTGCTTTATGTGAGCAGCCCAGGCACCCTGTTGCAGGGTTTTAAAAACCGTGGTACATTTCGCTTGTCGGTGTGGCAACCGGCGATGGAAACTAGTAGAAACCCCGCAGGGTACTGTGTGGTCTTGTCGTACAGCATGACGAGTCTTTTGACTAGTTTCAATCGTCTTGTTGTTGCTCTCGCCAAGAGCCAAGACCACAGAGTATCTTGCGGGGTTTTTGCTTTTGGCACCGGCTTTGCGCTGATCCTCTTGGTGACACGAACGTTCTTGTTCAGCGCGAGAGCCATAAGAACTACCGCCGTGGCAAGCGCGGGTGGAGATAGCGCTGGATGTTGATGAAAACGCCAGAACGGATCCAGGTCGAGAGATTGGGGTAATCCGGGGTAACGACAGCATCCAGGTCAAGCTCGGTCAGTGCGCTAAGGAGGGGTCTCACAATGGGCCTAAATGTCTGACCAGTTGCGCCGGAACATTGAGAGGTAAGCGCAACCAAAAGGGCGACGGAACGACCGACGGGCGATCCCAGACTTTTGATCTTCAGCCAACCCCGCGTCCAGTGGGCTAGGGGTGGGTTGTGTCCAAGCAGCTCAGGCCCTCACTCGGGGCGATAACCAAGGGGCAGGCATGTCAGATAAGACTGAGAATAAACGGGTTAAGGGCAGTGCTTTGCCTTGGTTTGTTAGTTCTCGGGTTAGTGAGGTAGAAAGGCTTGGTCTAAGCGAGATCGAGCAGGCTTGTCTAGCTTTGGAGATAGAAGGCATGCCTTGCCCCATGGATGTTGATCCTGAGCGCTGGGTAAGATCTAACTTCGCTTACATGTGTTCTAAGTACTACGAAGCCTACCCACAGCCGGTCGTCAAGGCTACGCCGGCCAAGAAGAAAAAGAAAAAGTTTTCTCCAGGTTACCGGCCTAAGTCACAGAAGCCGAACAAACAAAGGCCCACGCGTGTGGCTGGTGTTGATGTAACAACTACCGATTTCCTGAACACTTATGAATGGCGCAAAGTTCGGATGCAGGCCCTGAAAAAATACGGGCCCAAGTGCATGTGCTGCGGAGCAACACCCCAGACCGGGGCAGTGATGAACGTAGACCACATCAAACCGAGAAAGCTGTTTCCCAACCTGGCTCTCGATATCAACAACCTGCAGGTGCTCTGCCACGACTGCAACCACGGCAAAGGAAACTGGGATCACACAGACTGGAGATAAGGACTTACCCTAATCATGGATATAACACTTGACTTGGTCAGAATTCATGAGTTACATTTCAAAAACCTTAACAAGGAGAACAGCATGAGCGAGGAAAAGGATTTGCACGCTAAGGTCAAGT